TCCAGGATAAAGGGGTTAACGGAACGCAGATAAATCACGGAGCTCCTTATTCGTTTAAAACAAAAATGCCTCCACCAAGCAAGTTGGATAGTTGGATGGTTCGAAAAGGAATAGCACCAAGAAACGCTGGTGGACAATTTACCTCAAGAAAGGGGTTACAGTTTTTAATTGCACGTGGAATATTTAAAAAAGGAATTAAGCCAAGTTTGTTTTTTACTAAGCCATTTGAGGATGCTTTTAGAAGTTTGCCTGATGACTTAGTAGAAAAATACGGATTAGATATGGAACAAGATTTATTAACGATATTACAAGAGAATTTAAGACGAATGATATGAGTATATTTGCACGAAGCCCCTATATTGTAGAAATTAGCGAAACAGGTCAAGAGGGTTCTAAGGTTCAATTATTTATTTGGAATGGAACGGGCTCTGCTCCAGCTAATCCGCAGTACACTTTAGATAAATTAATTCCAGCCTCAAACAACGTAAAGACGTATTACAATATTTCTCCTTACATTCGAGAGTACATTACTTGGAATACAAGACAAACACCTTATAACACTTTTTCAGCAAGTCAAACAACACAATGGTGTAACGTTAAAATAAAGAAGTTTAAATTAGATGCTGGTACATATACTCAAGTTGGAAGTGATATAAACCTAAAAGCATTTGACGGATTTGGATATTATGAACAAGGTTACAACCCAAGTTTGACTTACGATATTTTACACGATGAGGGCACATTTACTTATGCCTATGATGCTGCTATAAATTACGGAACTAACTCAAATTACTACGGTGGTTTTATCATGGTTCAAACAGCAACAAGTTATAAAGCAAAATACACCAATTTAATTTCAGGAGCTACATTTACTCAAAGTTTAAACAACGATCAACTTGTAGATGTACTTAGAGTTTATCCAAGTTATATTGCTGCTGGAAATAGCTTAGAAATTTTGAACACTTCAAACGCTGTTATTTGGAGTGGTATTTTTAAACCTAACTTAAATTGCCGTTATACACCTGTTGTGTGCGACTTTGTAAATAAATATGGATGTTGGCAAAGGACATGGTTTTATGCCGCTTCTAATGATACGTTAAGCGTTGAAAACACGAATTATAATTTGATGCAATCAACCTTTGCAAACTACAATACTTTAGAAGGACAAACAAAGAGCTTTAACACAAACGGTAAAAAATCACTTAAGGTAAATACAGATTGGGTAGATGAGAGTTACAACGATTTACTTAAACAACTAATGCTAAGTGAAAGAATAGTTCTAAATAATTATCCAGCAAGTTTAAAAACTCAAAGCACAGAATTATTCAAGAATATAAACCAAAAGACAATCAACTACACATTAGAATTCGAATTTAATTACAACGCAATCAACAACGTAATATGAAGCGTACAGTCCAAGTTTATATCGAGGGTGAACAAGTTGAATTATTCAATGATGAGCAAATCAGCGTTAATTCAAGTGTTCAAAATATTTCAGATATTTCAAAAGTATTTACTGACTTTTCGCAAAGTTTTACTGTTCCAGCTTCAACGCATAATAATGCGATATTTAACCACTTCTATCAGTCGGACGTAGAACAGACCATTGACTCTAACAAAAGACGAACAGCATGGATAGAAATCGATTTAACGCCATTCAGACGAGGTAAAATTCAGTTAGAAAAAGCTAACGTAAAAAACGGACAAGTAGAAAGTTACACAATTACATTTTACGGAGATATTCTTGCGTTAAAAGATAAGTTTGGTGAGGATAAATTGTTCAACTTAAATTTGAGTAATTTAGAATTTGAGTTTAATTCTACGGAGGTGTATGATAGAATCACGGACGTAGCTACTGATTATGATGTTAGATATCCTTTAATTGCCAACACAAGATATTGGACTTACAACGATTCAGGAACACAAGACATTACTCAAAATGCTCATGCTATTCAATACGATGAGTTATTTCCAGCTGTAAAGATTAGTAAAATATTTGAAGCTATTGAAACAGATTACGGTGTTACATTTCAAGGTACGTTTCTAAGTGATCCAAGATTTACGCAATGTTTCTTGTGGGGTAAAAATACAACTGAATATACTTGGGTAAGTGAACAGTCAAATATTGATATTGACCAAATTGTAGCAACTGTTGTTGATCCAAGCTTACCGAATCCAGCTAACTATGTAAATATTTACACAAGCGAAATAAACGTACAATATTTAATAGGTGTTCAAAGCCACATAGTTACGTTTGACATACTTAATTTAAGTGCTGTTGGTACTTGGTATATAGACGTATATCAAGACGGTAATTTATTTCAAACTGTTCAAGGGGATTCAACAGGAACATACGGAAATATTAGCATTCAAAATACAGCTGGTTTAAACACCGTTTTAACATTTAGACTTAGGGCAACTGCTGCTATGGATGTGGATATGTATATTATATATCAAATGTTGGGTACGAATGGAATTACTAATTATGCTCAAATGAGTACGGTAACAACTTCATTAACAGGAAACGTAAATTTAAACAACGTATTGCCTGACATGAAGATTGCTGATTTCTTCGCTGGAGTTTTGAAAGAATTTAACATGACTTGCGTAGGAGTTGAAGAAGATGTTTACGAAGTTTTACCTTTAGACGATTGGTACGGTCAAGGTGCAATTGTAGATATTACTCCATACACAATTACAGATGAAGTTGATTATGAGAGAATTAAGTTGTATAAGAAAATTAGTTTTAAATATCAAGAAAGCGAATCGTTTGTAAACAAAGACTATTTTAAGACGAACAACCAACAGTACGGAAACTTAGAATATCAATTTACTTACGATGGTGAAGAATACACAGTAGAAAGTCCATTTGAGAATTTACTTTTCACAAGAGCAATTAATGGAGGTGGTCAATACGCAATTTTAGGATATGCTTTAAATGAGAATTTTCAGTCTTACGTTCCTAAGCCTTGTTTAATGTATTTGTACGGTTCAAGTCAATCGTTAGCACATGACATTAAATTCTTTGACGGTACGACTCATTTGAATATTGACACTTACGCTTTGTTTGGTCAGGACTTAACTTATCAAAACACGAAATACAGTTTGAACTTTGGAGCAGATAATTCAATTATTCATAACGAAACAATACAACAAGGTTTATACGCTACATATTACTTTCCGTATTTAACTAATTTATTCAACCTTAAAAACAGATTAGAGCACGTAAAGACGATTCTACCAATTAGCCTATTAACTAATTTAAGGCTAAATGACAGACTTATAATAAGGGATAAGAGGTATATCATAAACGAAATGAAATCTAACCTTACAAATGGCGAAGTAGAGTTTAGTTTATATTTAGATTTTCGTCCGTTGATTGCTCAAGACATAATCCAACCAAATAAAGATGCACAATGTTTAGACGTTCGTGTTAATTTACCAAACGGTGCGGTAAGTGCAGATATTACAACAAGCTTTGTAGGGGTTACCATTACACCAAGCACAATTACAAGTAGTTCAACGATTGAAGTTTGTATTCCTGAAAACACGAATAGCCCAAGTAATTTATTAGCAGAAAACAACGATAATATAATTTCAGAGATATTCCAAAACATAGTAACGGAAAACAGCAGTCAACAAGTAATCACTTTGACAGTTACATATACGTTTACTGATGGAAGTCAAGCAAGTAATCAAATAACAATAATACAGCAATGATAGGTTTAATTTTAGAACTGTTAAAAACGAGTGATTTTTATAATGTGAGTGAGGTGGTTGATATTGCCAAAGGAAAACACGAATACACTCCAAAATTTAAAAAGATTTATAAACAACAACTTAGAAAAAACTATAAATGGAAACAAGGACAGTCCAATTAAACGTACAGACTAACGCAGCAACTACTCAAGATGAGTTTAAAAGGTTGCATCAAGAAATTGCTAAAGCTGAACAAGAGTTTGAAGACTTAAATAATACGCTTGGTGAAACTGATGCCGCTACCGTAGCAGCTAAACAAAAAGTTACAGACCTTAGAGGTGCATATCAACAGTTAAATCAAACCACAACAGACTTAGATGGTACTTTCGAACAAGTTTACGGACAGTTACAACCGTTGACAACACGAATGGGTGAAGCTGAAGATCGTTTATATGAATTGGCTTTAGCTGGTAAACAAGCAACCCAAGAGTACAAAGATTTGATGGCTGCTACTCAAAATTATTTGCGTACTCAAATGCAAGTAGATTTACAAGTAGAGGCTGGTGCTATGCCAATGGCTCAAAAGTTAACAATGGCTGTTGGTGGTGTTGCTGGTGCTTTTAGTGCTGCGGAGGGTGCTATTGCTTTGTTTGGTGTTGAATCACAAGCGATGCAACAAACTTTATTAAGGTTAAACGCATTATTGGCTATTACTTCGGGAATGATGGCTATAAAAGAGGCTATTCCTGTTTGGCAAAGTATGGGTGTAGCTGCAAAAACTGCATTAGCTGGAATTAGAACTGGTGTTTTAGCAACTGGTATTGGTGCTTTAGTAATTGCGGTTGGTTCTTTAGTTGCTTTTTGGGATGATATTAAAATAGCAATAAGTGGTGCTGGTGCTGAACAAGAAAAACTTGCTAAAAATGCTAAGAAAAAAGTTGAAGCGGATAAAACTGCATTAACTGTTTATGAAAAGCAATGGGAATTATTAAAGGCACAAGGTAAAACTGAAAAAGAGATTGCCAAAATGCAAATAGGCAAACTTAACACAATGATTAAGAATGCTGAAATACAAGTGGCAACAGCTAAGAAAACACGAGATGCGGAAGTTCAATCTTCTAAATGGTGGGCTAAGTTTTGGCAAGGAATGTGGGATGCTTCTGCTGGATTTTTAAAAGGTTTGTTTGGTGGTCTTGATGCTATTGGTCAAGTGCTTGGTGAAGATTTTGGACTAACAAAATGGTTAGACGAAACAGGAAAAGGTTTTGTTAAATTCTTTGCTGATCCTGAAGCTGTAAAAGCTGAACAAGATAAAATTGTTGCAGAGTCAGAAGTTTATTTATTGGATTTAAAAATAAAATACAAAGAAGCAGAAAACACAATTAGTGAAGTAACAAAAAAAGAGGGAGAAAAAAGAGTAGAAACTACTCAAAAAACTCAAAAAGACAAACTTGATTTAACGCGTCAAAATAGAGATAAGGAAATTGAATTAATGCAAGAGGGCTTACAAAAAGAACGTGCAATAATTGAAGAAAAATACAAACGAGAGAAAGAAGATTTAGCCGCAAATTCTAAGGATAAAATTGTAGATAAAGAACAGTACGCTGCTGCTGAAAAATTAATTCAAGAAAATTTAGATAAAGAATTACTTGCATTAACAAATAAATATAACAAAGAGCAATACGATAAAGACCAAGCTGCTTTACAAGAAAGAATTAAATTAGAAGATGAGCAATGGAATGCTTTACAAAAATTAAAGAACTCACAACAAGAACAAGAATTATTAGAACTTGCACAAACATACGATGCTAAATTTGAAGCAGCTAAAAACAATGCTGAACTTGAAAAAGAATTAACTGAACAATTTAATAAAGAACAAGCTGCTATTGTAAAAAAATATGCCGAAGAGGCTGCTGAAAAACAAAAAGAATTAGACAAAGAAGTTGCAAATGCTAAAGTGCAAATTGCATTAGACTCATTAAATTTAATTTCTGAAATAACCACTTTATTTGGAAGTCAAAATGAGAAAGCGGCTAAACGTGCATTTTTAGTTGATAAGGCAGCTAAATTAGCAAGTGCAAGTATTTCAGGTATTGAGGGAACTATCAATGCTTATAAAACTGCTCAATCGTCACCTATAACAGCTTTGTTTCCTGCTTACCCTGCTATTCAAGCTGGTTTGGCTGGTGCATTTGCTGCCGTTAATATTGCTAAAATATCACAGTCTAAGTTTGGAGGTTCTACTCCAACTCAAGATACAGGTGGTGGTGGTGGTGCTGCGGCTGGTAGTGGTGGAATGACTGCACAGTTTAACACGATAGGCACAAGTGGAATAAACCAATTAGCAACTTTACAACAACAGCCTGTACAAGCGTATGTGGTAAGTGGTGAAGTTACTTCTGCACAATCCTTAGATAGAAATCGAGTACAAAACGCAACATTATAAGTTAATGAATTATGGAAAAGTTTGAGATTATAGAATTACTGATTGACGATAATAAAATCGAAAGCGGTATCAATGCGGTTTCAGTTGTTGAAAGTCCAGCAATCGAAGAAAACTTTGTAGCCTTAAAAAAACACGAAGTAGAACTGAAAGAAGTTGATACAGAGAAACGTATTTTAATGGGTGCTGCTTTAATTCCTAACAAACAAATCTATCGTAAAAATAAAGACAAAGAGTTCTACATTTATTTTAGTGAGGACACAGTTCGTAAAGCAAGTGAGTTATTCTTAATGAGAGCCAACCAAAACAACGCAACCTTAGAGCACGAAAAGAAAATGTTAGAAGGGATGTCAGTTGTAGAAAGCTGGATCATTGAAGACGAGAAATTAGATAAGTCAGTTAAATACGGATTTAGCTTACCTAAGGGAACTTGGATGATTTCAATGAAAGTAAACAATGACGAGATTTGGAATAAGGTAAAAGCTGGTGAAGTAAAAGGATTTTCTATTGAAGGTTATTTTGTAGATAAATACGAAATGAGTCTACAAGAAAACGAAGAAGAAAGATTAATTAATGCTATTCGTGATTTGATACTAAAAGACGAACAGTACAAATTAGAAACTTATAACGATTACCCTAAACAAGCAAGTGAGAACGCAAAGATAGCTTTAAGATGGGCTGAAGAAAATGGTTGGGGTGATTGTGGCACTCCTGTTGGAAAAGCACGAGCAAACCAATTAGCGAACGGTGAGAATATAAGCGAAGAAACTATTGCACGAATGGCTGGTTTTGAAAGACACAGAGAAAACTCACAAAAGGAATTAGGAGACGGTTGTGGACGTTTAATGTGGTTAGCTTGGGGTGGTGATGCTGGAGTAGAATGGGCGCAAAGAAAGTTAGAACAAATCAAAAATAAATAATAATGGGAACAGAAAGTAAAGTAAGTCCACGAGGTGGCAAAAGAGGATGTCTATGTAAAGACGGAACATACAAAAAGAAATGTTGTGATGGTAGCTTAGAAGCTCAAGGAATAGGTAAAACAGCTGGTACAGGAACAGACGTAGTAAATGTAACAGAAAACAACGGAGTAAGGACTATCGTTCGTCAAAACAGCTAAAAAAGGAACAAGTAAAAAACTAAAAAGTTAATAAGTCATGATAAACAACATTTTAAAAAAAATCGAAAAGGCTGATAATATTCAAGAAGTTGAATTATCAAATCATGAGATTGAATTAGCTACTGCAAAAGACTTAAATGCGTTATACGGAAAAGCTACTTCATTTGCAAATAATTTATTAGGCGGTGTTCCTTCAAAAATTGACACATTAAAAAAAGAATTAATTACGTTAGAAAAAGAAGCCGTGAAATTAATATCTGATTTAGACGGTTCTTTAATTGATTATGAAAAAGTAACAAAAGAATTAGGGTTACAAGCTATTCAAAATAAAACATACGTAGCTGCAAAAAAAGAATTAGATGCCTTATATAAAGGAACTGCTAATATTACTAAAATTATACAAGTTTTAAAATAAAAACAAAAATGAATACAAATCAAATCTTAAACAAAGTAAGAGTTCTTTTAGGAATGGAAGTTAAACTCGAAAAAATGATGTTAGTAGATGGTGTGACAACTATTGAAGCTGAATCATTTGAGCCTGAAATGGAAGTTTTCGTAGTAACGGAAGACGAACAAAAAATACCAGTTCCTGTTGGAGAATACGAATTAGAAGACGGACGTATTTTGGTAGTAGTAGAAGAAGGAATCATTGCTGAAGTGAAAGAGAAAGAAGTAGAGGAAGAAGAAGTAGAAGCTCCTGAAGCAGAAGTAGAAGTAGAAACTGAAAAGAAAGAAGAAATGGAAACTGAAAAAACGGCTCCTAAGAAAACTATCGAATCAGTAGTTAAAGAAACATTCTTTTCTGAAATCGAAAAACTACAAGCTGAAAACGAAACTTTAAAAGCTGAATTAAGCAAATTGAAAGAAGAAAAAGAAGTAGAACTTTCCGAAGTTAAACCAATTTCTTTCAACCCTGAAAACGAAAACAAAGTAGAATCTATTAAAATTGCGTCTAAAAGACCTCGCACTATTATGGATTCAGTATTAGAAAGACTAAATAAGTAACAATTAATTTTTAAATAAAAAAAAATGCCAACAACAACTTCAATCACAACTACTTACGCTGGAGAGTTTTCAGGTAAGTACATTGCAGCAGCTTTATTGTCTGCTCCAACCTTAGAAAAAGGCGGTATGACTATCATGCCAAACGTGAAGTACAAACAAGTAATCAAAAGAGTAGCTACTGATGACATCATCAAAAATGCAACTTGTGATTATGATCCTACTTCAACAATTACATTAACTGAGAGAGTTCTTCAACCAGAATCTTTCCAAGTTAACTTGACTTTGTGTAAATCAGATTTCCGTTCAGATTGGGATGCTATCCAAATGGGTTACTCTGCATTTGACGTATTACCTAAGTCTTTCGCAGATTTCTTAATTGCACACGCTGCTGAAAAAGTAGCTGCTGGAATGGAAACTTCTATTTGGCAAGGTGTTAACGCAACTGCAGGTCAGTTCGCTGGTATCATGACACAATTAACAACTGATGCTGCTTTACCTTCTGCTCAAGAGGTTGCTGGAACTACTGTAACAGCTGCTAACGTAATCACAGAGCTTGGTAAAATAGTTGATGCTTGTCCTGCTGCTCTTTATGGAAAAGAAGATTTGAAAATCTATGTTTCTTCTAACATTTACAGAGCTTACGTTCGTGCATTGGGTGGATTTGCTGCTGCTGGAGTAGGTGCTAACGGTTACGATAACAAAGGAACTAACCAATCATTAAGTGATTTATTCTTTGACGGTGTTCCTGTATTCTTGGCTAACGGACTTGCTGCTAACACTGCACTTCTTTCTCAAACTTCTAACTTGTACTTTGCAACAGGTTTGATGAATGATATGAACGAAGTTAGAGTAATTGATATGGCTGACAATGACGGTTCTCAAAACGTACGAGTAGTTATGCGATTTACTGCTGATGCTAAGTATGGTTTTGCTTCTGACGTTGTAACTTACGGTATTACAAACTCTGCTAACTAATATAAACTAACTTAAAACGAGGGGAGGTAAAATGCCTTCCCTTTTTTGTTTAACATTAAAAATATAATAAAATGAGCTGTGATATAGCAAACGGAAGATTAGAAGCCTGTAAAGATGCAATTTCAGGACTTTTAAACATTTACTTCATTAACTATGGAGATTTAGCAACAGAAGACATTACTTACGGCACTTCGGGTAATTCTGATGTAATCGAAGCATGGACTCCTGCCTCTCAATTGTCTTTGTACAAATATGAGTTGAAAGGTGCTAATGGATTTGAGCAAACTATCCAAACTTCAAGAGATAACGGTACTACATTTTTTGAGCAAGTATTGACTGCACAATTGAAAAAGCAAGATATTGCTACGCACAAGAATGTAAAAATGTTAGCTTACGGACGCCCAAGAATCGTAGTTGAAACTCGTGACCACCAATATTTCTTGGCTGGACTTGAGCAAGGATGCGACGTAACTGCTGGTACTGTTTCTTCGGGAACTGCAATGGGAGATTTTAACGGATATAACTTGACATTTACTGCAATGGAAAGAATCCCAGCAAACTTCTTGGATTGTACTACTGAGAGTGAATTAGCTGCTATCTTTAATGATGGTACTAATGATGCTTTAATCGTTACCAATTAATCCATATATATCTTGCAGAAGGACCCTACCATAACGGTGGGGTTTTTTGTTTTTGGACAATTTTA